AATACACATTATCCATTTACAGGAACAACGGAAGAAATAAGTGATTTAGAGCCGTTAGATGATGTAATTGTTGATTATGTACGTTGGCATCTAAAACACGCTGTAGGTAGGGAACAGAGTGGACTTGTAACAAGAAAAGAGTTTGAGATAGAATTAAGGCGTAAAATAAAAACAATCAATCGTAGACCTGATATTTCGTCAAATTGGCGTGCTTTACGAATGAAAGGTAGAAAAGGGTAATATGATAAAGAAAATTATAAGTTTTCTATTCATTTTTATGTGTATTTCGAGTGTTTCTTTTGCTCAATGGGATTCTGTGCATGAAATAAACGACTTTTCAAAATTGTTAAGTAGTCATGTGAACCCTTATTTGATTAAAGAAGGCGCATCGCTTGAAGCTAATAATCTTCGTGCGAATGATACATATGGAGCATTATCTAAGCGTTCTGCTATGCTTTCATACGGAACTGTAGGAAGTTATGCTGTTACAGGGCTTCACAGGTATTATAAATCTGCTGGAGATAAGCACCTTATTGTATCAGGAAGCACTTATTTGAAGGGTGCTAAAAATGATTCAAGCACGTTTATTATACTTCGTGATGAGCTTACAGATGGGAGCCGATGGCAATTTGTTACGTTCAAGAATAAGGCTATTGGAGTAAATGGCGCAGATAACCCGCAAAAGTATGATGGTAAGGTTTTAATTACAGATAATACGGATGGAGCGAGAACAACAAGTATTTTAACTGCTGATCTTGGCGCTCCTTATGCGGAACTTAATACAGGGGCAAATTTAGACGCTTCACGTTGGTATCAATATAAAATGGGATATTATGACGGTTCTACTTATTATTACAGTACAGCAAGGTCAAATCCTATTTTAACAGGGGCAACCGTACGAGATATATCACTCACGGACATTCCTTTGGGTCCTAGTGGCACGACAGCGAGATATGTGTACCGAACGCTTGGAAACACGACTAGAGCCAATGCAGAGGCAGATACAGCGTTTTGGCTTGTCTCAACGATAGCAGACAATACAACGACAACACTTAATGACACTATGACTGATGATACGGCTGATAACGGCGCTACGCCACTTTTGGCGACAGTTGTAGCAGGGTCGAATTTAACTCCTCCAATATCTAAATTTATAATGATTCATAAGAAAAGGTTATGGATGGCACATAATCCAACTAATGAATCTGATGTTTACTGGTCTTATGCTTTTAAGCCGGATATATTTGATGCTGCTGATTATGAAGAATTTAGACCTGATGATGGGGATGAGATAACTTTCATCAAAAATCAGCTTGGCGTGGTTGTTATTGGTAAGACAAATAGCATTATAAAATTTAGCACAATAAGCAGTAGCGATACATTATGGTCAATTCATGGACCATATTCATTTGTAGGGTGTCAAGCGCCATATTCTGCCGTTAATTCTCCGGTAGGTATCATATATTTGTCAAAAAATGGGCTTTATGCGTTCAATGGTCAATCTTCTTCTCTTATTTCTGATGCTGTAACGTCTGAATTAAGAGACGTTTTATGGACAAATCGTAATAATGTTGCAGGTGTATTTCATCAAAACGAATATCAGATGGCTTATACTTCGGTTGAATCAGGGGAAGCAGTAAATAATAAGGTCATTGTATTTGATATTCAGAGGGATGCGTATTCGATTGATGATAAAAGTGTCAATGTATTTGAGGTTTTAGATTCAGGTTCAGATGAAGGAACGCTTTATTCAGGGACAAGTGATACAGATGGATATGTTCATGCTCATACATTTGCGACTAGCGAGCTTGTTTATAGGTCAAAGAGCGATTTAAAGACAGGAACAATGAGTTCTGTGGGCGTTTTAGGTACAGAGGTATCTCCTTCAATGGAATTATCTTGGGGGTTTGGGTGTGATGATGCGGCAGTTACAGGAAGAACAACGGATTCGGTATTGTTTGCAGGGGCAATAACTGATCGACCTTCTACTTCTGGTTGGTGGTGGGGACCTATTGTTCAGATAAATGCTGATGTTTTGGACAAATTATACTGGTCTGAATCTCTTGGTGGATTTGGGGATATTACGTTAGCGGTAAGGTTCGGGGCAAGCTCGGCGGCTGTATCGGCGGCTTCATGGTCAAGTGAATACACTAATCCGGCTGGTTCTGATATTTCAGGAATAACAGCTAATGATTGGGCGCAAATAAGGGCAACATATACATCAACGGATATTAATTACACTCCTACAATATGGAACGCTGAAAACTATGCAATTAGATTAGCATACAGCAAAGAAGGAGCTATTGCAGAAACGATTATTCCTACTGTTTGGAAAAAAGGGTGGATGAATTTCGGAAAACAGAAAAAGAAACGTATTAGTGAGATTGAGTTTTTCTATGAAGCGACAGAAGGAGATATTAACTTTACGCTTGAGAATTTAGCAGGAAACATATCAAAGACGTTCGAGATTGATTTTACTGTTGATCCTGATGATGATTTAGAAGATGGATATACAGGGAATAAAGCGTCAAAGTCTTATTTATGGAGAGCGCCAGTTGAAGAAGATACTCCAATAGGGGAGTTTTTTCAGTACACGCTTGAAGATGATGGAATAACGGCATGGAAAATATTTAAAATTAAAACAAGGTATTCTCTTGAAAATATTTATTAACATATTATTTGCTTTACTTATTGGTTGTGGTGTAAATACTCCTGTATTTGCAGAGGGCGAGGTGTGGCCAGATAACGCTTATCTTGAACATAGATTATTTGATATGGAAAAAAGGATTGTTGATATTGAGAGTTTATCAGCAGGACAAGATCATAAAGTATTAACTTCTGCAACAGATGATTCAGCTAGTTATCTTGATGATTTAGTTGATGGTACAACTTTGGTTGTTTCGGCAGATACTTTGGTTGTTAACTCAATTACAGCAGATAATATTGATGTAGATAATCTTTCGGCAATATCCGCTAATTTGGGAACAATAACGGCAGGAACAATAACCGGAGCAACGATTCAAACAGCAACAGGAAATCCTAAAGTCGTTATGGATGGCGATGGATTAACGGCGGCAGATGGGGATGGAAACTTTATTTTTGAGGTTGAGACAACTGGAACAGACGTTGGGGATATTACGATCGGCGATTATGAAGGAACTGGTGGAGCAAGATGGGATGATTCAGAGAACTTGTTCACTATCAATGGTGTTTTAAATGCTACAACTGGAACTATTGGTGGATTTACAATAGGTTCAACGTCATTATCGGCAGGAAGTGGTGGAACTGGTGTTGGTCTTGCTCCCGGAACGTATCCTTTCTATGCAGGTTCAGAAACACCGGGAACTGCTCCGTTCAGAGTATCTAATGCTGGTGCAATAACAGCTTCATCAGGAACAATAGGCGGAAGTGTTTTAGGAGATACATATATTAGGTCAAGTGATTTTGTTTCTGGTGCGTTAGGGGCAGGATGGCAGTTAGGAGCTAATCTTGCAGAATTTAACAACATACGGGCGCGCGGAAAGATTACGACAGCCGTATTTGCGCGAGACGTAATTTCTTCAATAGGAGGGAATTTCCTTGTTTCTGATTCTGATATTTTAGATGCTGATATGACAGCCGCAGATGCTTCAACAATGACGATTTTAGGAGATACGACTTTTGTTGCTAATGATATTTTAAGAATAAAAGATGGCACAGATGATGAATGGTTTACTGTTACAAATGCAGGGAGCGCTCCGGTTTACACAGTTACAAGGGATAGGGCAGGGGATTACACAGCAAATGCAAATCCTATTTGGAAAAAAGGAACGGCAGTTGTAAGTTATGGAGCAAGTGGAGAAGGTCTTATTTTTATGACAGCCTCAGAGGCAAATGCTCCGCATATTGATGTTTTAACTCATGCAGGATCGCCTTGGACAACAACAACGACAGAAATGCGTATGGGAAACTTAAACGGCTTTTTAGGGTATTCTACAGATAAATACGGAATAGCAATAGGAGAAACAGATAATTATTTGAAGTATGACGCTACAAATGGATTGAGTATAAAGGGAGTTGTTTCATTAGAAAGTGGTTCAACTGGTGCATCAGAGGCTACTGGATGGGCGGCAACCGAAGATTCTACTTTAATTGATGGTGGAAATATCTACACAGGAACTATAACAGCGCAGTCAATAGCAGTAGATAGCATCACAGGCGATCATATTAAGGCTAATACGATTGAGGCATCTTCTATCATTAGTATTCCTTTTGGTAAAATAACAGCAGGAACGCTTGAATCCGTTGAAATAATTTTGGGTGATGGCGGAGTTTTTAAGAGTGCGAATTATGTTGAAAGCACAACGGGATTTATGCTTAATGATACAGATGGTCTTGAAATTAATTCAGGTGCAGTTAATGCTGATGTTGTTTTAATTGAAGGTGCAAGATTAAGAGATCAGTTTGAAGTAACTGCTCATTCAATCATTGAGGATGAAGATTCGGGAGAATGGGACCAAGGAACAGATAGTGGAACAAAAAGTTCATCAGATGTATTAGAACTTTCTGATATAAATACGGCAGGAAATTTCACAAGTCAGATTTTAGATGCAGGAACTTCTCCTGAGTTTGGTACGATTCAATGGACAGAGACATATACGAATGTTGAGAATGAAGTAGGAACGGATGGCACTCCAACTAAATATATTGGTACTGGAAGTGCTACGAGTGCTACAAATATTAATGATAGTAATGATTCTACTAGCGTAAATTGGGGAGATGGAACGAATTATTGGGGCAATCATGCAATAGGAGAAATTGATTTAGGTTCAGCAAAATCTATAACAGGATGGCGAGTTGTTTGTGGTTCATCAGGCACTATTCCGGTTAAAGGATGGAAATTACAATATTCTGATAATGGTAGTCCGTCAGGAACATGGACAGATTTAACAAGTCAATATTATACGACTACGGCTTCTGATACAATTTCAGCATCTTCTCATAGATATTGGCGGTGGTATGGTGGCGTGAACGCAGAATATTATGATAATTGGTTTTTATCTTCTCTTGAATTATTTACAACAGAAGCAGTTGATCCAGACGTAACGCTTCAAGTAAGAACAGATGACGATTCAGATATGTCCTCTCCAACGGCGTATTCTTCTGCTTTGACAAATCCTTTTGGTTCAAATATTGATATTGATGATAATAGATATATTCAGTATAAGGCAACATGGACTACGACAGCTACGGCAAAAGATTATGTAACTATAGATGATATTAAGATAAATTTTGATGATGTTGAAAGTACAAGTTTAGCTTTGGCTAAGGATTATACTGATGCTTATCATCCGGATCTTTCTGCTGGAGATATTTTACATAACCAAAGTGATGGGCTAACGTCGCTTGTAGGAACTTCATACGTTAAAGTTAAAGAATTTACAATTATAAAAGATGGAACATATCGTATTAAGTTTTCACTTACAGGAGCTGATGGATATGGTAGGATTTATCGTAATGGTGTGGCAGTAGGAACAGAGAGAAATGTATCAACTTCTCCTGCTTATACAGAATATAGCGAAGATATAAGCGGATGGTCAGAAGGGGATTTATGTCAATTATATGTTCACGATACTGCTGGAAATGGGTGTATTTCAAAGAATTTCAGAATATATAGTGATATATCAGAATTAAGATATGGTGTCTCAAAATTTAATACAGCTATTGAAGGTTCTACATCGCCATTAACTGCATCACAACTTACAGCAGTTTTAGAAGGTCTTGGATTTTTATAACAAAGGAGAAAGCATGAAAAAGTATTTATTTATAATTTTAGCGTTAATGATAGCTGTTCCGGTATTAGGAGCAAATCAATGGGATAAATTAGAAATTAAATCAGCGACGGAGATAAACAACTATGATGTTGTCATTCCAACAAACAATGAGGCGCTTGATAGGCTCTTAACGAATTATCGGCAAGGCGTTAAGATTATTTATAGTAGCGCAAG